ATATTCAACTTTCAAGATATGGCAAGACCCTTCACGCAGCTTGCAGAGGAAAATAATCTTGTCAATCAAAAGACAATGAGCGCAATTCAGCGCATGTTGGAAGAAGATCAGATCACAGAGGAACAGGCACAGGAAGCAATCGAGTCACGATCCGGTAAGATATGGGAAGATGCCAAGATACAGGCGAAAGCAGAAGCGGACACTGAATTGAATAACCCGCTTGACTTTGCATTTGCCTTATCAAGTCCGAGCTTACCCTTATCACTTGCAAGAGAATACTTTGGTATTGCAGGTGGAGATAAAAGCAGGATCAGCCAGCTTCCCATTACCAGGACAATACAGTCCGTTACTTCCATGATGGGCATTGGCAAGAATCCACGTGGAGTAAACGTTGAGGAACCATTTAGAAAAGGATTTGGATTGCCGGAGATTGACCGCTTTGAAGCCTATCGAATTGACAGGGAACTATCCAACATGGTTGCGGATGGATTGATTGACAAGGACACCGCAATAATGTCAATGATAAACCGGACGGGTCCGGATTTTGAGGATGCACAGCGCAGGGTTGCAACACAGATGAATATAAAAATGTTTCTTTCCAGTGTTGGGGTTGACTTCTTCCCGGAAGGTGAGGAAGAAATGAGAGCAATCCAGAGCGAGTATTACAAGGCAATGGAAGCAAGATACGAGCAGGGTGATGAGCAGGCGTTCACGAAGTTTTGGGATGAGTTCCCGGAGTATGAAGCGCGACAGGCAGCAGTCAATGATGACCCCGAAGAAATGATGCGCCACTTTTTACGCTCACGTATTTGGCAGGCATGGAATGAGAAGAACGGATATGAGAAAGGGCAGGTTGCAAAGGCGTTCGGTGATGTATTCGAGGATTCTTTCCTGAATAAAGAGACCAGGAATTATGACGATATATCAACCGAAACATACGCAGCATGGGCGAAAACATTGGGCGCGACAATGCCAGACAAACTGGAAGGTACACCAGAGATTGCAAACGCTTCAATCCCGGATGAGATCAACAACCAGCTTAACCAATACTTAAGCGAACGTAACTCAAACTTTCCAGGTATCAGCGAAACATTAGAACAATTGTACGCATTACCAGAAGCACAACAGCAGGCGTTCAGAAATTCACACCCGATGATCGAGGATTATCAATCATGGCGTAACAAATTCATTACACAAAATCCATCTGTTGTTTCTTATCTTACAGGTGAGCAATCAGAATTATACGGATTGCCGGAGCCAGTACAGCTTGCGGTATATAACTACCGCCAGGAAGTGACAGACAACTTCCCGAACATTTACGATACACAATCCGCATACTTCAACATTACCAACACCAACGCGAAAAAGAATTACCTGAAACAACATCCTGAATTGCCAGCGTATTGGGATTTCAGACGGGAGTATTCAGCAGCTTACCCACAGGCGGCACCGTATATATTGAGTGATGAAAGCCTTGCAAAGTCTATTCTTGGAGAGGACAGGTATATCAACTCAACCGTTCAGGAAGTTGATAAGTCGCAGTTTGATGATGCACTTCTCCGATTGCTTGCCAGTTATTATTACGGCGGCAGACCCTTGACCAGTGGAGCAAGAGCAGAACTCACCAGGCTATGGGAAAACGCAGGCAAACCAGCCGGGACAATGGAAAATTGGCTCAATGCTTATGTGTGGCCAACAATCAAAAAATAAGGATTGTACCTATTGACATTTACTGTATAATAGAATTGTCGTAAGGTAATAAATAAATTGACTAGAATCAATTAAAAGTGCCTTACAGAGACAGCGAACGACTGCCAGACAAATTGTTTGGCAGTTTTTTATTTTACCGAGAGGAGCAATATGAACGATACAACCCCTGTGAAGTTTCAAGCGCAACCGGAAGGCCAGCCGGAAGGTATTCCATTAGTGGATACCAATGCGCAGGGGAACGAACAGGCAGACAACAGTCAGAGACAACCGTTCGATATTCGCGAACTAGAGTCGATTGTTGAAAAAACTGTTTCAAAATCTTTGGAAAGTTTCTCACGGGAACAACAGAGCCAGAGAGACAGGATGGAAGCACGAATTAAAGGTGAGGTTCAAAAGCAATTGAATGTGTACCAAAAAGCAGGCTATGAAGTAACTGACGACATGAAAGAAAAAGTTGAATCAGTTATACGCAATGACATTGCAAATGAATCTCGTAACAATGGTTCACTTCCAGCGGAAGGCCAACCAGCAGGGAAGCAGGATCAAAGTACAAGTAATCCATCGGAGCAATTGGTTAATGCTGAACTTGAAGAACTTGACAAGCAATACGGCGTATCACTGAACAGGGATGATCCCGAAGCGCAGGAGATAAAAGATAATCTCAAACCGTTTCAATTTATACGCGCGTACGAGCAAGCACTGAAAGCGAAAGCAGAACGCCTTGCATTGCCAGACCAGACCACACGCACACCATTCCAGCAAGTACATACAAGCGGTGGCGCTGGAACTCCCGGTAATCCATTAGCAAACATGACCAGTCCTGATGACATTTGGGGCGAAGTTAGAAAAACCATGAGGAGATAATCAATGGCAGGAATTACTTTAGCACAACTCGCGCAAGTGACCAAAGACCCGATTAAGAAATATGTCGGTATGCAGTTGCTACGTGAGAGCAAATTATTGGAGATGTTACCGTTCGAGAATGTGAACGGGTTGAACGTCAAGGCGTATTGGTGGGAGGTACTTCCCACAGGTGGCGCGTTCCGTTCTTTGAATGAGGGCTACACCTCGTATGAAGATGGACAATTAGGTGATGGTTCCGAATCTGTGTACGGGTTCGGCGGCGACATTACTTACGACACTGTATTGGAAAAGATCAAAGATGTAATCGGCGATCCCATTCAACTCCAAATTGATGCCCGTATCAAATCAATGGGTATCACATGGAATGACTATTTTATCAACGGTGATGTTGCAACAGACCCGAAAGGTTTCAACGGATTAAAGAAACGTGTTGCAGGCATGGATACCCGCCAGACCATTTACGCAGCCGGATCAACCGCTGCGCCAATGGACCCGACAGGTTCAATTGCATTGGCAAGACGATTCGTTAACCTGTTCAATCGCGGTATCCGATATTGCAACGCCGGAGATTGTTCCGCAATCATCATGAACGAGAACATGCAGATTGGATTCTCACAGGTATTGAGCTACATGCAAGGCACAGGCAATTACCTGAAAGTTACAGAGGATCAGTTTGGTCGCCAGGTTGTTTCATACAACGGTATTCCGTTCGTTGATCCCGGATTGAAGAAAGATCAATCAACTGAAATCATACCTGAAACAGAAGTTGCCGGAGATGCAGGCACAGATAGCACATCCATTTATTTCGTTGCCTTCAACAAAGACAACGGCGTACATGGTATTCAATTGAGCGACTTCAACGCATACCAGGTTGGCAGCGGAGAATTGGAAGATTCACCAGCGAAGAAATGGCGTGTTGATTGGTGGAACGGTTTAGCCAGTTTCGGACGGCACGGTATTGTGCGCATGCGCAACATCGAAGCATTTGCTGACTGGACAGAAGGAGCATAATCATGACTCACCCATTTGATGATGAATTGATGTTTTTGACCGGAGCGGATTTAACCGCTGATGGTTCTCACGGTCCCTTGACTGTTTACGGACAGATTGAAAAAGGGTTAGCCGTTCGTGTTGTTGTTGAGGATGCTTATGGCGCGAACGACACCATGTTACCCAAAGTGCATATTTCCGCAGACGGCAGCACTTACAACCTTGTCGCGCAGGCACATGAGGGCGCGGTAGCAGTTGATGGTGGTTATGAGTTCATGGTTCCATTCCCTGTACCAGCAGGTAAATGGTATGTGAAACTGGAACTTGACTTAACCATTGCTTCAACCACACCGTTATTTACTGACGTGTTTGCAGGCATTGTACCGAATGTCGGTCAACCATTTGACCGTACAAGTAACTGGGAATAAGTTACGGGCAGTAGGGACGGGGAAACTCGTCCCTACTTTACAAAAGGGAATAAGATGGTTAAGGTTTTACTTGGCGCACCAACCACGCGAGATTTACCGATACCCTATGTCAAATCATTATGGATGACACAGCTAAAGGGAACACTCGCATGGGAAGCAGTCTTTGGTCAGGCCGTTGATGTTGGAAGGAATAACCTCGTAAAACGATTCCTTGAAAAGTATCAATACGATTATTTATTGATGCACGATACGGATGCAACTTGGGATGGCACAGCGGTTCAGCGATTGGTTGACAGGCAGTTACCCATTGTAACCGGGATTATATTCAAGCGATCCATACCAACAGTGCCAACAGTCGGAAAGTTTGTGAACATCAGCCCGGAAGGAAATTACATGTACACATTCCGGGACACCATTAATGAAATACTTGACGTGGTTGAATACGAGAAGATTGACCACAAGACAAAAAATGAATTGGTTCTGGCTGAACGTCCCGGACAGGTGAAAGAGATTGACGCAGCAGGCGCACACTTCATGTTGATACACAGGGACGTATTTACCGCCATTGGTGACAACTGGTATGAATGTACCCGGCTGAACGCAGGCGAGGACTTTGCATTTTGCAGGAAAGCGCAACAGGCAGGGTTCAAACTTCATGCAGATTTCAGCGTATTCACCGGACACCATTTAGGCGGGATGATGGAATTGGGATTACGCGAGTTCATGTTATATCGCGATCACGAAAAAGTTGAAACAGAGTGGATAGCATAACATGGCGCGAGATATTTATTTTATTCATGTACGCGTTATTCATTCTGTTAATCTGGATGGAATGGGAGATTAGGGAAAGAAGAAAATGATAGAGATATTATTTGCAATCCTGATTGGTTGGACATTTGACAGAGCGCAGATGATGATTAGCGCTTCAAACTATTCAACCGTATTCAACGGTTTTGGAGCCATTGACCTGACTGTAAAGAAACAGATTAAAGCTCCAATGGCATACAGGGTATTGGTTCCATTCCTTGTTTCATGGATAGAACAAACATTCAAGGTTGACGCAAAATACAGGGTATTCATTTACCAGAACTTGAAAGCGTTCTTTGTAATCCTGGCGGCGTATTCTGTTATTCATGTATTCGGGATTGTTACCGCATTAATTACATTCCTGATTCTATTATTGACCATCCAGTTTGATTATTGGGATTGGCCGATTGAACTTGCGGCAGTTGTATTT